TTCTATACAAAAGAATTTACTCCATTGGTAGAATTTCAAAAGCTTTTATTTTCTGACTGGAATGAAGATGAGTGGTGTGCATTTGATAACTATATGATAGAGAACCTTATGTACTATCTTAATCATGGATTAGTTAAATCTGAATTCAAGAACCTATCTATTAGAAAACTATCTGCTGCTACCTCACATGAGTTCATTGAGTTCTGTGGATTGATACTAGGAAGCAATCCAAATGAGTTACTTAGAATGAATGAAAAGATATACACTAAAGATTTGTTTACAGAATTTATAAGTGAGAATCAGGATTATGCGCCAAGGGCTAAAAGAAGTATTTCTAACATTGCTTTTAATAAATGGCTAAAAGACTATGGAGAGTTTAGGAAAGATGTAGTTAATGTAGTTCTAGACAGAGACTTAAACGGTAAGTTTATTATTTACTCAACAAAGAAAACTAACCCAAAACAAAAAGAAGATGAGTTTGAATTCTGATCTACAATGGTGTATCGACAATGACTTTCAGGTTTATATAAAGAAGATGGACCATAGCGGTTATTTTAAAGTTGCTATAAGAAAAGGAGGTATATCATCTAATGGTAAGGATATTTTCTTTTGTAAGAAAACTCAGATGAATTTGTATAGTGTAGAGAAGCTTGGTAAAATAGATTATAAGAATCAAGAGAAAGCTAATAAGGTTTTACCAGGTGTCTACAAGTATTTAAAAGAAACATACCAAAAAAAGCTATGAAGAAAAAAGAATGGTTGTTCATGCAAACACCAAAAGAAAAAGCATACGAGATATATAAGAAGTTTTACAATGTAGATGGTCAAGACTTTCACAATACGGTTAGTAGTAAGATATCAAAGCAATGTGCTAAACTACACGTAAGACTTATACTTGAAAACGAAATAATAAAACCATCTAACAACCAAGCAATAGAATACTATCATTTGGTTGAAGAAGAAATACATAAGATATGAAAGAAATTATAGTTTTTAGTTACCAGGGTTCAGATCCTATTTTATACAAGGAAGTTGATTATAAATTTTCAATTGGCGATACTGTATATTGTGAATTAACAAAAGAGGAATTAGAAATTCTGAAAGATTTTTACCCTCATTCAGATTGTGAAGGGGTTATAACTAAAAAATGGATTAATATAGTAGATATGAAAATATTATGGACTGTTGATATTTCCTAATGCACCCTAACGTAATACAGATAAGAATAGTTGTGAATTAAATAAAAAATAAAACAAATGATAAGTAGAGAAGAATATAATAAAGCATTAGACACAGTAGAAGCCTACCATAAACAATTATTTTTATGCGATGTTGGTAGTAGTTTAATAACCAAAAAAACGCCAATAGATAAATGGAGCGAATACGCTAAATTGCCGACAAAAATAAAAAATGTCTTTTTCAGAACAGGGACTGAATTTATGGAGGATATGACTTATGAATTAATGATGAGGCAGCCATATTTAGGACAAAGTCATTGGAGTACTTTTATAGCACTTAGAGGTTATTAAATTACTACCAACTCCGTATAACGTTAACTAAAATAAACTATGATAAAATTTAGAGACTATCAGAAGGATATTATAACCAAAGGGGTTAAGTGTTTGCTTGATTACAGTTTTGTATACTTGTCTATGGAAGTAAGAACAGGTAAGACGCTTACATCACTAGGAATCTTAAATAAGATTATGAGTGTGAACAGAGTATTATTCATTACAAAGAAGAAGGCAATAAGCAGTATTGAATCTGATTATAAGCTACTGAGTCCAGACTATGAGATATTCGTTATAAACTACGAATCCTTGCATAAGGTTGATCTTAAAGGTTGGGATGCGATTGTGTGTGATGAGGCTCATAGTATGGGGGCTTTTCCAAAGCCAAGTAAAAGAGCAAAGCAGGTTAAAGAGTTTGTAATTAAAAACAACCCATACGTAATACTGCTATCAGGTACACCTACTCCAGAGTCATTTAGTCAAATGTATCATCAGGTATATAGTATAGCAGGTAATCCTTTCAGAGAACATACAAACTTCTATAAGTTTGCTAGAGAACATGTTGTCGCTAAGACAAAACGTATAGGTTCTTTTATGGTTAATGATTACTCAGATGGAAAACAAACTATACTTGATAAAATGAATCAGTATATGATTTCATACACTCAAAAAGAAGCAGGGTTTAATTCTTCTATAAAAGAAACCATACTTACAGTTGATGCTCCAGAATCTATTCACAGCCTCTGTAAGCTACTTAAAAAAGATTTAGTTGTGCAAGGTAAGGATGATGTTATATTGGCTGATACAGGCGTTAAACTAATGCAGAAGCTTCATCAGATGTATAGCGGAACTGTTAAGTTTGAAAGTGGCAACTCTATGGTCTTAAATAATTTCAAAGGGGAGTTTATTTACAACAACTTTTGTGCTAATAAGATAGGAATATTTTATAAATTTAAAGAAGAATTGAATTGCCTTAAAGAAGTGTATGGAGATCAATTATGCACAGACTTAGAGACGTTTGAAAGTACAAACAAATCTATTGCATTGCAGATTGTTAGCGGTAGAGAAGGCATTAGTTTAAGACAAGCAGAGTACCTAGTCTATTATAACATAGACTTTAGTGCTACTAGTTATTGGCAGAGTCGTGATAGAATGACTACGAAGGATAGACCTGAGAACGAAGTCTTTTGGATATTCACTAAGGGAGGAATAGAGAAACAAATATATAGAACAGTAAGCAAGAAAAAAGATTATACGTTAAAACATTTCAAAAGAGATTTATTAACTTTAAATTAAATACAATGAACGAAAGAAAAAATTATAATAAACTAACTTATGTATGCGACAATTGGTCGTATGAAAACTCATACAATGATGTAAAAGTAAAACAGTTGGTAAAATGGATACATGAAGAAGGAAGGCCTCTTGAGAGAAAAGAGATTTTAGAGAAATCTAAATCCATGTTTATAAAAGAACGAACTTTAGCTGATATATTAAAGAAATTAGTTTTAACTAAAAAAATAAAAAGGTTATCTCATGGTGTGTATCTAGGTAAGTGTAAAGTTTTTTATACTTATGACAACTTTGGTGAGTCAAGATGGTGTGTAAACTGTGGTCAACCTGAATCAGAACATTAACTTTAAATTAAATATAATGGTAGAAGCAATAGGTTGGCTAACTATAGCCTGGATAGTAATGGTAGTAGGAAAAGCAATAGGTAGAAGAATATGGCCTGAAGACTGGAGAGATGATAGTTAAATTAGACGAATTAGAGATAGAGCTATGCGAATATATTGGGAAGCTTAGATCTAGTATAGCTAGAAGTAATAATGTTTTTGATGCCAAAATAGGAGACCAAAACGGAGTAGAAGCAGATATTCAAGGATTTAAAGCAGAATATGCTTTTGCTAAAAAAAATAATTTATTTCCAGATTTTGGATTGTCACCAAGAAGTGGTAGTGCTGATGGAGTAACAAAAGAAAATAATAGATACGACATAAAATCTACTAACTATAAAACTGGTAACTTACTTTCTACTTTAAAAGTAAATCAAGATGTAGACGTTTATGTTTTAGCTTACGTAAACAAAAACATAGTGGATTTTGTAGGTTGGGCTACTAAAGATGAATTAATAAGAAAAGAAAATATAAAAAGCTTAGGGCATGGCTCTGGATATTTTTTAAGCAGACATAAGCTACATAAATTTTAATATGACAAAAGAAACTTTAGGAGAAACAAGAAAAACTATTTGGGTATTTGGAAAACCACAAAGTATGTGGATTCCAATGATGAATCCAAAATATTTAACCGAGAATAATCTTTGGGACAATGACGGAACAACAGATACAAGCGAAAAGGATTAAACAGCTAGAGGCTGAAGGGTACTATGTTATCAAGCTTATTAAGACTAATAAGAATGGCATACCTGATGTTGTAGCTATACCACCTAACTGTGGTGTCCTATTCTCTGAAATAAAAAAGCCAAAGGGCAGGGTGTCTGCCTTACAAGAATATAGACTAAAAGAATTAGAAAAGCATGGAGTCAGAACAGAAGTATATAGAGGATGAGTTTGAATTGGATGAAAACTTCCTATATCAAATACACACATTTAACCCTAGTGTAAAGAATAAGATAGCAGCGCAAATAGATACCTTAATAGGTCTGCCTACAACAAAGGGTTTAGACAAGTTAAAGTCTGGAGTAGTACACGATAAAGATGGAACACCAACTTTCTTTACTCTTTCCTATTCCAAAAGAAATAAGAACTCACCATCTATACTGTTAGATATATTTGAAATAACACTAGACCAATACCTAAACGATATTAATTTAAACATTCATATAAAATGAAATTCGAATCATCACCTGAAATCAAATTAAAAAATAAAGTAGAAGCCGAGTCAATTAAGGTATTAATTGAACAAGAAATGGAAATTGAAAATATATTTAAAAACACTAGAAGACGAGAGTATGTGGACGCAAGAAGAATACTATTCTACATTCTTAGAAACAACTTTCTTCTAACCTATTTTGAAATAGGAAGGATTTCTAAAAGAGATCACGCAACTATTATACATGCAATTAAAGATTTTGATTATATAATTAAGGCTGACCCAATATTAAATGGTGTATATCAAAAAGCGCTAGAAAGAGCTGAGTTTATTACAACGTACTCTCCAGAGGCAAGAAAAGAAGAGATAATCAAAAAGATAGAACAGCTTAACGAAGAGTTACTTACTTTATCTAATTAAAATAATTAACTTTTATTTTGTATCTTTATTGACATGGAAAACAATAATGTAGGTTACAGACCAAGACTTACTGATGAGGAAAGTGTGATGATAAGTAATCACAGAGCATTAAAAGTAGAATGCGAAACTAACGGAATACCAATGAGTGATGTAAATCATTACTGGTATAAAGGCAAAAGCTTTTCTCTTCATGTAAAAAACAACGGTGTCTCTTTAGACAAAGTAAGAGAGGATATTATAAAGGAAATGAATAAACATTCTCCTTCATATCCTAAGATTAAAAGAACAAAACAGAAAGACCCTCACCTACTAGTAATTGATCCTGCTGACATACACATAGGTAAGCTAGCATCATCATTTGAAACAGGTGAGGATTATAACTCACAGATAGCTGTCAAGAGAGTAAAGGAAGGAATACAAGGAATACTTGAAAAGTCTAATGGCTTTAAAATAGATAAGATATTATTTGTAGGTGGTAACGATATACTTCATATCGATGAGCCACACCGAAAAACAACAGCAGGTACACCACAAGATACTGATGGGATGTGGTACGAAAACTTCCTTACAGCAAAAAAACTTTACATAGATGTATTAGAAACATTAATCGCAGTGGCAGATGTTCACTTTGTTTACAACCCAAGTAACCACGATTACATATCAGGATTCATGTTATCGGACTCTATACAGTCTTGGTTTAGGAAAAGCAAGAACATTACATTCGATTGCTCAATAGCCCATAGGAAAGGTTTTAAGTACGGAAATAACTTAATTGGAACAACACATGGAGATGGAGCGAAACAAGCTGATTTACCCCTTATAATGGCTAATGAGTTCTCTCAGTGGTGGGCAGACACAAAGCATCGTTATGTTTACACACACCATATACATCACAAGTCTAGTAAAGACTATCATGGCATTACAGTTGAGTCGTTAAGGTCACCAAGCGGATCTGATTCCTGGCATCATAGAAAAGGTTATGGTGTTGGTGGAATAAAAGCTGTCGAAGGATTTATACACTCAATGGAACATGGACAAGTAGCAAGATTAACACACATATTTTAAAAGATGGAAAACACAAAATGTATTGAAGTAAGAAAAGATTATTACCTATTAATAGTTAATGACGTTTCACTAGGCGAGTTTGAAAAAAGTGACTTAAGACACGTAATAGAAGTTATAGACAATGCAATATAAACAAGACACAACTCTTCTAGAGGAACGATATTCTTCTAGAAAGATTAATGGATTAGATGTCATTGATTTAATTAAGCACTGGGATTTAAATTTTAACGAAGGGAATATTCTTAAATACCTACTAAGAAAAAAAGGAGACGATATATCTGACATGAAAAAAATAGCTGACTATGCAAATAGAGAAGCAGAACACTTACAAAATGATGGAACAAATTAAAGAGCAAATACTAAAAGAGAAGTTGAAAGATAAACCCAACTTCTCTTTGATTAGAAAATTACAACAGTTAATTGATAAGGTTAAAAATTAAAAAGATTTAGGATTAAACGATTTTCCACTTTTCTTTTTTCCTTTCTCATTACCAAAAGAAGCTGGTGAAAAAGATTTATCATTTTTACTTTTGCTATTTGTTTTTTCAACTTTACGATCCTTACCTTGATCTATTCTTTTTAGTTGCTTTGCTTCATTATCTATCATTTTTTGAGAAGGATTTTTAATACCTCTCTGATTTAGTACAGCTTCAGCTTCTACAATATAATCAACTTTCTCTTCTATTTCTCTTGATTTACCTATATCCTTAAAAGCTCTTTCAGCAATATATCCTACTTCACTTGAATTTAAAACAGGGACACCAATTAAATGCATAGCATAAGCCATAGTCGTCATTTTCAAGGCGTTTAATTTTTCAGGGTCTATTTCAGCTTTACTTTCTCTACCCATAAAAACAGTGGTCTTTTCTCCTGTAACAATTGTTTTAATCATATCAGCAAGTATTACTGCTTTTTTTGCACCGATTCCTAATGTACCTAGTTGGTCAATTATTTTTTTATCTGTCTTTGCAAAGAACTGAAATGGATTATCCTCATCGTCTTGAAACATAGACATCAATCCGTTTATTTTATTTAAACTTTCGTCATTTAAAATAGGTATTGGAACAAGAATATCTGCTAATGCATTTCCAGTTCTACCTATTAACCTTTGATTAAACTCTTTCTCTCTTTTTTCTTCTCTTGCTCTTTTATTAGCATATCTGTTTAAATTCGGGTCTTCTTCTTCTCCTGATATTAATCTTGCGGCAGCAGCTAATGTTTGAGTTATTCCTAAACCAATAGCATTAAACATTGCTGTTTCTACACCTAAACCTCCCAATGACCTAAGCGCTCTAGTCTTATCACCTGGAAGAGCAGTTGGGTTATTAGTTAAAGTATTTATATCTGAATACATTCTTGTTTTTTGATTTAACAAAAAGTTTGCAAAAGGAAATAATGTTTTACGAACCATTTGAGAACCAAAGTTTTGATTAGTAAACAAGTCTCCTTGAAGGTCTTGGTCAGATGTATTTTGTTGCCTATCCACTTGTTGCTGTGCATACTGTGCAGCTTTTTTGTCTAATGGTTTAGACCAATCAATATTAGTAGTATCTCCTCCATCTTTTTTTACTTGCTGAATATAATAAGCAATAAAAGAAGCTCTTGCTGTCTGAACATCTGGATACACCAAGAAAGCTTCAAGTGTCTTTTTATTTATTTTATCAGCAGCATCAATTACTCTACCTCCTTTTGTCTGTGCTTTCTTTTTAATTCTACTATCAGCATTTTCAATATCTGATTGAGATTGTATTCCCCTGTTAGCAATAGGTAAGCCTGAATTGTCTATAGCCTTTTGAACCTCAGCATCAAAAATTAACTTAGATCCTTTTAATGTATTGCTGAGACCTGCATTAAACATTGTGTTAAAAATAGGAACTATTTGTTTTACAAACTGAGTTGGCCCACCTAAAACTCTAGACACACCTAATGTAGCAACCTTATTCAAACGATTTAAAGCTCTTTTTGTTGAACCATCAACATATTTTTTACCTCGTTTAGAATCTACATAGCTATTTATTCTTTCATTAATTATTTCTTTTGCTGATTCATTTGTAAAAACTTCGTTAAAAGCTTTTGACTCTCTAGCTCCTTTCACTTGTTGTATAGAAGGGGCTGTATATATATCAGTTAAAGCAGCTTTATAATTACTCATATTCTGAGCATCAAAACTTAAGTTTAATACATCTCCTGTCTCAAGAGAACCAGGTTTAGTAGCTTCTTTTAAAACACCTGTTTTTTTGTCGTAAGCGCTTTTTCTTTTATTTCCTTCAGGATTAAAAACAGGTTGTGTTATATCTACATCTTCTGCTTTTGGTTGCTTTACTTTTTGAATGTTTCTAGGAGTATAGTTAGTATCTTTTCCTAAATTCTTGTTATATACATTCAAGGACGTATCAGCTAATTCATTATATTTTTTAGCCCAGATTTCCGTAACATATTTTACTCCATCTAAATTTGCAGGGTCTGCTTTACTTTCAACGTCCTCTATAGAGTTAGAGTCTTTCAAAAGCTTATCATATTGAGCTTTAACAATCTCACCTTTTTTAACTTTTAACTTGTCTCCTGAAGCCATAAGTCTCTCATAAGTTTGCTGAATAAGTTTCTTACTCTTTTCAAATTCCTTTTGTTCTTTCCCTGGTGTAAACCTCCTTACATCTGCTAATATACCTCTTTGAGTATCATTGGATTCGTCAAAGTATATACCATCTTGCATTTTCTTTTTTGCAAATTTATCTGCATAATCTTTCTCTGTATTAGCTGCTTCTTTTTGAGCTTTTGCGCTACCGTTTATTATTCCATCAAGCCCTAAAGCCTCCATAACCATTCTCGCCTTCTGTTGAGACTTAAATGTAAGTTCAAAGACATTAGGTAAAGTGGATATTTGTTTATTCCAAAACTTACCTAAGCCAAATAATGATTTGTTTTCAGTATTTTTAATTCCTTTATTTTTTAAACGAGTTATTTTAGTATTACCAACTTGCTGCATTAGAGAAGCCTCCATTCCACCCGTAGATTGGTTAAGCTCAAAATTAACTATCGAATCTAATGCTTCCAATTTTTGCTTGGTAGTCATTAGACTTAAGTCCATGTTTAAAAAATTATTGATTAAAGTTTTTTGAGTCTTGGTAACCTTTATGTCTCCAGACTCTATAGCTCCTTTTATATTTATCTTAGTGTTTTTAAAAGCGTTATTTGCTGCTTTATCAATTGCGTTCTTTTTATCCTTAAGAATCTGTGCATCTGTTTCAGAAGTATTTGTTGAACCATCTACCTCATACAGTATCTCTTTCATTTGGTCAAGAGTTAAGTCCCCTGGTTCTAGCCCTGTCAATTCTTGAAATGACTCTTTGGCTAACTCATAGTTTCTTTCTGATTCTAATTCAGTTTCTTTTTTTGAATACTCCTCAATTTTTTTAATATCAAAAGGCTTACTTACTTTAAGTTCCCCCTTAGATGGTTTCTTAGTTGGTGTAAGACCATTACTAATTTCAGATGCTTTTTCTAAATATGTATCAATATCGTTTACATTGCTTGGATTTACTTGAGTAAATTTCTTTGCAGCGTCAGACAGTCCAGCTTCTTTACCTTTTAATTTATTCTTAATAGATTTTTGAAGTTTTTTAGCCTTATCTAGCTTATTAGAATACTCAGCATCATTCATTGCTCTTGTAGTAAAATCTATTACGTCTTGAACTTTCTTGGCGTTATATAAATTTACATTAGAAACTTTTTTAAGTAATGAGTTTGCTTTTTTAGTTGTAATATTACCTGCTTTCAGAACTAAATCTATAGCCCCCTGTAATCCTTTTCTTCTTTTGTTTACATCGTTTTTAGCATTTCTAGCAACCCTAGCTTCCTTCTGAAGATCTTTCTTCATTGCCGAATAGTCGCTCTTTACTTTAATAGTCTTAGGCTTTCCTTTTATTTTTGTAGAGGCTATTATAGATTTATAAGTATTAGCTGTTACTGTCTGACTGTTTGTCTTTCCTATAGCATCTACTTCAGCTTTAACTGCTCCTTCAGATTTAGCGTACAAGTCTATTTCTGCATTTGAAAATTCCGTATCACCCCTAGCTATTTTTAAAGCTAAGGCTCTTTCTTTAGATTGTGTTTTGGGTTGTTGTTTTTTCTTTTGAGCAACCGCATTATCTATTGCTTCTTTATTTTCTGCGTAAAACTGAATAGCATCTTCAGAAAAAGATTCTTGATTTCCTCCTTCAACAATACGATTTGCAAATGACTCTATTTTATTGTTCACACTCATATCTCCCTCTGTTGAGGTAGGTTCTGTTAACTGTTCAACATCTGTCTGCGTAGTCGTGTCGCTAGGCTTATCGGTTTGCGTTTCACCTTCTTCGATTTGCGTGTCGGTAGTGACTTGCTCAACGTCTCCTTCTCCCACTTGTTGCAATTCCACTTCGGAGTCTTTCCCTCCTTCTGTGCTTGTTGGAGCATCTGGTAGCACTTGCTCCTCTGTGCTTGGCTTTGAAATGGCATCTTTTCCTTTTTTAATTAATACTGGCAACTCTACATCAATAGTGTATGTTTTTTTTCCTCTCTTAGTTCCTTGTCTTTTTATTTTTACCTCAATACCTGGATAAGCTTTTTTTATTTTTTCAACTTCAGCTTCAGCTTTAGCTTTATCATCAGTCTTAAAAGGATCATAAGCAGCTTGACCTTTCTCTTCTACAGATTGTTTTGTTGCATCACTATATTTTGTGGTATTAGTAACAACGTTACCATCGGCATCGGTCTCTACATCTAAATTAGATTTATTGAAAGTCCTAAGTCCACCCTCAGAAATAGTAGTCGTTTCAACAACTCTTGCGCCATCAGGTAATGTAGCATCAGCAGATGTAATCATATTCTTAAACGCACCACCTGTAGACTCCATTTTTGCTGAAAACTTATTTGTTGGCCTTCCGTTTTCATAAACCCTAACATATCCGACAAAGTTTTCTTTGTTTTTAGAAGTTATAATAACATCTAAAATACCTGTCTCTGGATTTACATAAGTTGCTGTTGATACCCCTTCTTTATCAAGACTTGTAACGTTTGATATGTTTGCTTCTCCTTTAGGATTAGAGGGAGTTACTAACCTTTTGTCTGTATGATATTCTCTAAGTCGGTCTTTTGGAACTTGCTTTTCTGTGCTTGGCTTTGAAATGGCATCTTCTTTTTGTTTTGTTAATTCTTCTTGAACTTGTAATTCGTCTTTTTTATATAGAGCATCTAGTTGCTGGTCAACAGCCGCTATCTGTTTATCAATTCTAGCTTTACCTGGGCCTTCTAGTCCCTGTTTTTTGTTTATTAAATTCTGTCTTTGAGTTAATAAATCAGATGCAGGTTGTAAGTTTTCAGAAACTTTTATAGTCCCTTGAGTTTTTAACTCAGCTGACTGCATATTGTAAATTTCTGTATATGCATTTGAAGCCTCTTTTTCAGTCAAAGAACCTTCTTTAACTAAAACATCTAATGTAGATTGTAAATCTTTAACATTTGCTGCTGCAAGCCTAACTAAGTTAGACCTTCTATTTCCTGACAATAAATTTTTAGCACCCAAACCAGAGGTAGCTCCTACGGTCATTACTACAGTTTCCATTATACCTGCCTTTGTAATTTTGTCACTTAAAACTTCGTTTCCAATATGTCTATTCACCAAATGGTTTATACCCTTTTCAGAAAAATAAACTGGAAGCTCTTCTATAAAAAGTTCTTTAGCGTTTTCTTTTAACAAACCCTTGCCCTTATCTACAAGTTGTTTTACTGTGAATTTTTTACCTTCTTTTAATGCTAGGTTTTTAATCTGGTCTTTAATTCCTGTAAAACCTGTTAGTAATTTTTGATTACCACCTGCTAATCCAGAGAATATACCATCTAAAGTAGATATTGCCTGACCTGCATTAACAGCTATATTCATAGCTTCTTTTTCAGACATACCTGAAGCTACTAGCTGAGACCTTACGTCCTCCACGTTCCCTGTAATACCACTTGCAAAAGAAGTAATTCCCATTCCTAGACCAGCTCCTTTAGGGCCTTTAAATCCTAGTTTCTTTGTTACTTTTCCTGATGTTCTAATTAAGCCGTATAAGTGTACAAGCATGCCTACTCCTCCTTGAGTTACAGATCCTGCTGTCCAATTAGTTACAGTCTCTGTAACATCTTTAGATAGTGTTTGTATTTCTTTTATTTTTTCAGGAGAAATAATCCCATCCATTCTTATGTTCGTATTTGCATCATATACTGTTCCATTTTCATCAACAATATATTGTTTACCCATACTTAAAACTGGCTTTCCGTCTAAAAAAGCAGATCTTTTTACTGCGCCAGTTGTGATATCAAGAGTCTCCTTACTTTGGGTAAACATTTCTTCAAGGCTTTTTAAAACACCTTTATTATCAAATTTATCATCTCCCTTCCCTATAGTTGCAATCCTTTGGTCAAAAAAAGCAGGTATAGAAGCGAAAAAATCAAGACCAAAACCAGCCAAACTATTTCCTGCAACAGCAAGTAACTCAACTAATCCTTGACCTCCTTCAGCTGCTCCACCTTCCTGAGCGGCCTCATACATTGCTTTTCTTCTTCTTAAGTCAGTATCCTCTGTGTATTTTGTAAGCACAGGAAAATCTTTAATAGTAGTAGAAATGCTTTCAACTTTTGCGTAAAATTCTTTGGTTAATTCTTTTCCCTCATTTTTTAATTCTTTTATCTGTTTAGGGTCAGAGGTTAAATCTATTTTCGCTTGAATTTGATTTAATCTCTTACTAATTTGATTAAGTTGTGCCGTCTTGTATGATTGAACTTTTTCATAATAATTTTTTTGTTCAAAGTACTCATCACCTTCATCATCTGTAAGAAGTTTCTTCATCCACTTGTATACACCAGTTTCGTTCCTAGTGTTTTTCTTTTCCCACTTTAAATAATCTGTTACATCACCACCATCATTTTTAATAAGGCTTGTTAAAAATGCGTTAGCATTTCCAACCTCTCCTTCATCAAGATCAACATCTGAGTAATTTGGAGTTTGAACATCTTGAGTTGCAATTTCGTATGTTTCAACGGCTTCTAATAATTCTGGGCTAAGTTCTGATTCTTTCTTAAATTCTTTTTGACCTGTTTCTGGATTAATAAATCCATATTCTTTTTCTGGTGTGACATTTACGTTTATACCTTCTTTATCAAAATCAATAGTGTTTAAAACATTTCCTGAGTTCTCTTCTTTATAAGCCAAATATCCTGAATCTAATAGCAGCTTGTTTTTTTTATTAGAATCATATGAAGGCTTCCAGCTTCCTTTTCCATATGCTAATGCTGATTTTTCATCTTTACCAAACTCTATAACTTCACCTCTTTTCTTAGCTTCTTCATATACAGGCTCCCAGTTTTGTTTTGCCTCTTCAGACATGTCAACAAAACTTCCATCTTCATTTTGAAATACTGTAGGGAATGAAAACCAATTACCTTGACCATCTGTTTCGGTCTTCATTTTATGAGTAGACACACTTCCGTCTTCATTTTTAAGTGTACCTGACCTAGACGGTGCTTCAGGAATTAAAGTTTCAATCTCTTCTTCTACGACAGGAAATTCAACAAATGGTGCTAAGTCACCATTATCATCTTGCACTAAAGGTATTACAGCTACTTCATCTTGCTCTTCTAAAGAATCCGAAGAGCCAGGAGTTGTTTCCGTTTCTGTAATGGATTCCGTAACTTCCTCTTGACCATCTGAAGGAGTATCGACTTGATTTTTTTTTTCAGCCCAAGCAGATGTAAATACATCAAGAGTGGTTTCTGAGCTTATTATTTTTTCGTCAACACCTTGCTTATATAGGGCTTCCTGTATAGAAGAGTCTGATTGAGAAAATTGCTCAAAGCTAGTTTCTTTACTTAACAATCCCTGTTCAATATAACTTTCGTATAGAGCTTTTAATTTATCCATTTATTATTTTATTATATTTCCGAATGCATCTTTTTTTACCTCAGCACTACCACTACCACCAGGGTTATAGTCTTTATCTGAACCTAAGTTTTGAAAGAATTCATTAAGAATTGCATCTATCTCAACCTTCATTGCATCTGGCTCAGTTGACGATTGGTTACCTGTAACGGTTATTGTTTTTCCTTTAGAATTTACACCTGTTATAGTAAAATTGTTACTGCCGTTATAAGTTACAGTAAGACCATCAACCTTTTGCTCAGACTTAATTAAAGCCTGATTAAGCGCACCCTCAATACCTTTAGCTAATAAATCTTCATCAACTCCACGCATTGTGGCGTCATCCGCTGTTTTAATAACATCTGTTATCACATCGTTTAATGTAATAGCCTTATTCCCTTTACCTTCAACAATTGTCTCCATACTTAACGAAGTTTTTGGGCCAGTGCTTACAGTAATTTCTTTAAATTTTGCTGGATTATACGTTTCATTAAAGTCATTTCCTGCACCTGTATATACATTAAATAAATCTTGAGTCTCTATTGGATTTGTTGCAATAAGACTTAAAGTTTGTTGTGTTCTATCCTGTAAGGAAGTTACTGAGCCATCTTCATTTGTGTGGTAAACAGTTCTTGGTTCTACTCCCCTTGAAGTATAAACTTGATAAATCTCACCCTTCCTTGGATTACCTTTGCTATCTTTTTCTTCTAAATCTATTAAGCCACTTTTGGATAAAATCTCATTAAAGTCCTCTTTATCAGTATACAACCCACTCGCCTTCATTTCCTCAAGTACTCTAGGGTCACCAGAAGCCATTCTCTTAGCAAATTCAACTCTACCAATCTTCTTTGTTTCAAGTTCTTTTGCGGTTGTTCTAGAAGCTCTGTTAGGATCAAAAGCTGTACCTCCACTCTTAATACTTTTTTCTAATGAGTTATATATGGAGTATTCGGATAGATTAGTAGAAGCTTTCTTATCTATATTCTTAAATTTTGGAACATATTGATTATTAGCGCCCATCACAAGAGGTATGTACTTGGTCTTTTCTCCCTTGTCCATTAAGCCTGTTTCAAAATTAAAGTAATCGTATTCAATTGTTTCGGCTTTTTGTTTTGCTGTTAACCTAGCATACATGGCTGGATTCATTGCTTGTGATTGTTTATCCTTCGGGCCATTATCAGTCAACACGCTAAGTTGTTGATCTACCCCTATAATCATTGTAGCAGCAGTACTTTTTATTAAGTCGGGTAATCCGTCTTTTTTGTTTGCTTTAATGTCATCCGTTATGACTCCCATCAAACCCTTTGTGTTTATTATATCCTGATAGTCTCTATCAAAAACAGTTCCTTCACCAGTTAGTTGAGCAGTTACTTTAGGTAAATTTATAATGCCCATCACCTGATTGTTACCCCCATCAAATGCCATTGCTTTTATGTTTGGAACTGGGTTTCCATTTTCATCTCTAACTGGAATTCTGTCTCCGTTTTCATCTCTTTTGGCAACCATTATATTGTTTGGACCAACCTCAGTTTCATACATTATAACTTCAGGAGAGCCTTTTTCATTAAAAGTAAGGCTATATAAATCAGGGTTATTGAGCTGTACATGGATATCATTTAAAGCTGCTGCTCCTGACCCATATACAGGAGGTACAAACTCACCTTTATCATTGGTATATCCTCTAGCTCCTTTTAAATAATCTTCCTGTATTTTAGCGTAGTTTTTTTGCATATCTGAAACTACACCAATGCCTTGAGTGGCATTCTCACGAAATATAAGATTGTCATTAGCGCTTACCACACCTCTTTGAACTAACTTCATGTTAGTATACAGTCTTTCTTTGTACGAATCTAAACCCTCTAAAATATTGCTTTTAAAAGTTTTATCGGTAGGCATATTCTCATATGCTTTCTTCTCTGCTTCTAAGTACTGGTCAGCGGTATCTTTCTTTAGCTTTTCTTTAGCTTCGTCTCTTTTTGTTTTCCAATCAGAAATAGTTTTAATACCTTCAGTAATTGCTGACAATGAGGCCGTAGGGTCACTTACCCCTGTTAATCCTTGTGATGCTGAAAACTTAGCTGCGTCTAATGCGTTACCCATATCTTGTTAATTGTTAAAGTTTAAAGGGTCGTATTCACCTTCAAAAAGACTTAAATCTTGCTTACCACCTAAAGCACTAAAATCCGTAGCAAACAACCCCTGAAACATAGTGGAAAATTGATTGTTCATAAAAGGATTAACTATAGGCTGTGTTTTAATCCCTGTCTGTTGAAGCTGAGGTTGAGGAGTGATTGGTTGTTGGGTTATTTTATTTCCTGTAAAAGCCGCTATGTCCATATCCCCTCTGTTAAATATTCTCGTGTTTTTTTGAGACTGATCGGCTACAGTTTTTTGAGCGTCAACAATACTCATTCCTCCTGCAACTAACTTATCTATAGCTCCTTGCGCTTTAGCTCCTGAAATCTCACCAGCTATTCCAACACCTTGCATGATTGCTTCAGTTCCTGCTGTAACATAATTAGCCGTAGCTTGTCCTCTTAATGTATCTGATTGCTTCATTAAAGTGTCTGCTCTAACTCCTGCTGCTGCTGCTCTATCGTCTTGCATGGCCGCTATTTCAGCAGCTGACAATTCCTGAGCCTTGGCTCTAGCTAAATCTATGTTTGTTTTGTCTTGAGAAAATTTATCAGAAAGAGCGCTTAACCCAGCTTGTTCTATTTCCTTTACTTTTCCTGCTGTTGCAGCAACACCTCTTTGGTCTCCTTCTTGAGCAGCCTGAACAAGTTCAGCACCCTTTACATTGGACATCTCTAAAGCTTTGTCGTATATATCTGTATTAACTCTAACCGCTTCGTAAAAGTCTTGGTCTAAACGAGCTATAGCTTCTTTTTCTAGTTCTGCTTGTTGTAGTCTTAAGTCGCCTGCTTCTCTAGCAGCTACGGTTGCAGCATCACCTGCTAATACTCCCTTTGTAATTGCGCCCCCTACTGCCACTGTGGCCATTGCTATTGATGTTACTACGCCCATATTATAATTTTTTAATCATTTCTTTTGTGTACTTATCCCCTTCGCTATATCCAACATCTTTATATATTGACATAAGTGACTTTGAATTTATTAGAGCGTAAGAATATTTACATCCATGTATAGTCAAAGCCTTTGTTAGTGTTGAAACCAATTCTGTTAATGCTTCGCGTCTTTTTTCTTTATCTTTATATTTAAAATTAGAAATAACCCAATCACACCAACCTACTTTAGAGTTTGTTAAATAAATATATCCTGCACATACAGGAATATCTCCATCATAAACAATAAAACCTCCTGCACCATTTTCTGGTAAAAAATCTTTTGCTGGTGGTGTCCATCTCCAATCTTTCCACCAATCAACTAAAATAGAATCGTAATCTTCTTGATTTAATTTTCTTATTTCAAATTTCATTAAAACAAAGATACAAAAAACTAAGGATTACTTTTGAATGCATCTGAATCAACAGTAAAAAGTTCAACGGCACTAGTATTTGAATTACTAAGTTTAAACTGCAAGAAGTAACCCAACGTCCCATAAGACTCAGCAACGCTATTTTTAACATATAATATATATGATACAGGAACAGTACCTGCATATGTTGGAGCTGCTATTGTAATTGTTTTTCTATCTTGACTTATGCCTGTTATTGTTCCTATTTCTACAGGTCCGATAATTGAGTTTGTATATGCAACATCACCTATACTCATTATTGAATTAATAGCAAAAGAAAAAGTTAATGTTATAGGTGCTGGACCTACACCTGTTGTACTTAAAAGCGTACCTAATCCTTGAGCTGACCTTAACGCTAAATTATCAACCCCATCTAGTCTTCTTATAAAGGCAAAGAAAGCCCCTTCTTTTTCAACAAAATAACTATCTGGCATATACCCTGCTCCAAGATCAGATACTAGCTCACAATTCCAGGCATCATCACTTTCTAGTTCAATGGTCTTAAATACTTTAGTAGCTGTTGGCTGTTCATTAAAAACACCAGTTATTGTAGAGTCATAATTAACTCCGTAATAATTATTTCTTGTTTCATTGGTATTATGCCTATAAAGATTTCCACCTTTAAAAGAATATAAATATTGATTCATTCCCAAAGCAAAATCTGGAAAATAGCTGTAAAATGAAGGCCATCCATTTACAGACTCACTATATGTTAAGGTATAATTTTCTCTCATTGTTTTTTATAAATCTTGACACTGCGTAGCTCCGCATTCACTAATGTTAGTTATTACATTGTTTTGTATTTTTAATATTTTCCATAAACCCTTATCAGCACCTGTAGTTGCTATATATGGAGAAACAGCGTAGAAACCGTCAAACGATAGTCCACCTACAATTACATCACCATTTGTTAAATTTTCATAATCTCTTGCAGGATTTGTTGTGAACTCAATGTCCATATCATAAGCTGAACTAGTGCAATAGTTGTCACAAACACTCGTTTCCTCATCTGTTCTATACAATGACCTAGTACTACAATCATCACAAATTACAGAAGAACTTAAAACACCTGACAATTGCCGTCTATAATTTCCTCCAAACTGATAATAACCATCTGGAGATAGTATTGTTAAATCCACATCATCATAAACAGCAGTTGCAGTTAAAAAATTATCTGAATTAATATATTTATTTACTAAACTCATTTTTTTTTAAATTTTAAGGTGCGCAATCACAGCAAGCATCTATCGGGTTTGTTTGGTCGTAACATAATTCAATTGCTATTGGAGACCTAAAATCCCATACAAGATATAAATAATCATTATTAGATGGGTTGTTGTAAGTAAAAGAAGCTTGTTTATCTAGTGTAATAGCCGTATTTAACAGTGGTAATAAAGTATTTATAGTTGCCTCAGTATACTGAACATTAGAAACTAAGTATTTAAATTTATCTCTAGTAGGATCAAAAACAAACGTTTGCCCTGAACCCTGTATGCTTTGCATTACAACAGTAGCCCCCTCCGTAGGTATTGAGCCAAATGATTCTTGGTTTGTTTGCGACTCAAAAAGTGAAATACCATCATTTTCAAAAACTACAGTGTTGGTGTTATATGGACTAGAGTCTCCTGCTAATTCCCATTTGTATCTTGTAGTGGTTGTTAAACCAACATCCCCTTCAAAATTAACTAGAATCTGAGTGACCGTTAGCTGCTCTCCTTGAGGGCATCCAAATGTCATTTCGTAAGTAGCTGTTAAAATAGGAGTTATTGTAACCTGAGCTATAATAGGATTTGTTTGTGACTTTGTAAAAGAAACAGAACCTGAATTTGATACATTAGTATTTAATACATTAACTCCATTATAAACAACAGATATATTTGCACCGCCTATTGAAAAGTCATAATCAATAGATATATCTCCAATTAAGTTTGTGCAATCTAAATCAAAAGTGACAACAGATGTAGAATTATTTTGCAATAAAGTATATCCACAATTCCTAATTACAGGAACTTGAGGTATTAATACTTCATTAGAATTTAATACGTACTCATTCATGTATGGGTCAAAAGCACCTAATTTTTGAGTGTCAAAAGAATCAATGAATAAATCTCTAAACCAACTTCTCATTCCTACTTGAGAAATAACAGAAAGCTTATCTGAACGACCTCCTTCAGATTGACCTTTTAAATTTATTACACTACTTCTTTTTGCGTCTGTAAAATAAACATCAGGACCATATGAGGAAAAACTCTCAGGGTTATTACTAATACCATACTCTTCAGACCTAGCAACTTGCAGGCCTAAAACTTCTGGTACAGACGTTAATGCTCCACCTCCTGACGCATCAGAAAGCAAGTTCTTTCCAACTAAAATATAAGATATTCTGTCTTCTTGAAGTATAAGTATGTCTGTCTGCCTTGCGTGCATTTTTCTAATAGGACCATAAGAAGTTTCTAGTGTCTTAAAATTTGCTAAAGCCAAATTAAATTGGTTCAACTTATTTAGGTTTGTTTCTTGATTAAAGTTACCGCTATAGGTTATATCAGAAAAACGATGAACCTCTCTGTATTGCTCTTCAGCTACCGAAGTAACTTTTTCTCCTAATGATAGAGATGGCTTTACTAAGGCATCTAGCACCCTGTCGCTTTCTACACCATTACCAAATGTGTAGCAATTAAAAAATGTTAAATCTATTATCGCAGGCAAAGAAGCTGTTTGGTCTTGGTCAGCATCAGCATCTCCTGATAAATGAAAACCATTAACAATATCGAATGTCTGCTCATTTTCGTAATAAAGCTCATCATTAGCAGGTATTGGCTCAGTCTCAAATACCATTAAAGTTGATGCTCTAGTAACTATTGTTTCAATTTGCGTAAATGATTCTCTTTTATCAATACCACCGCACGTGGGAGTACCTGTCTGAATAGACATATATTGTTTTCCGTCAAGCACACCTGGAGAGATAAATCCTTGTTGAAAAAATATAACGGTTTGACCATCGCCTCCAGGCCCAAAGCTAGGTGATTGAGGATAGTCATATATAAATTCGTCAAAAGAAACTGTATTTTGATTATCATCTGAACCACTTGTAACACCATTTGTGAAGTCTATATTATCCCCTACTGCCCAATCATATAGGCTATTATAGTCGTTACTAGAGGTAAAAGTTTTATCGTATTTATAAATACGACCACCACATTTACTACCTCTTTTATTTCTTCTTGTATCTAATTTTATCTGAATAATACTTCCAGCAGGAATATCGTAAGGAGCAAACACTGAAGGATCAACCTCTGTATCTTCAAGACTAGTAGATACTGTTGCTATTCCAAAACTACCTCTATCCGCATTTTCTCTTTGTATAAAAGAGTTTTCTGGCGCACTCGCATTAAACCCTGACGGTCTTAATTTCATATATGTTCCAGCTGGTTGACCACAAGTACCACTTGTAACCACTCCATCTTGTTTAACACATAAAAAGTCTTCTATTTGACTTTCAAAAGCTAAAACTTTTGTAGTAGCACAATTTAAAACAGCACCTGTAGTATCTCTTTTTGGATACAGGATGCTATTGTTTTTTATTTTGTCTCTGTTGTCTCCTTCAATTTTAAACCATACATCGCCTGTTTCTTCTTCTTGAAAAAATATTTGAGAGTAAACAGTTCTGTATTCGCCTTCAGATTCTTTTATAACAAATTTATATTTTGTTGCCCAATAAGGAGGTAAATTATTTAGTTGAACCCTAATATTATTTTGGTCAATTGAGTTTTCACATGGTATAAAAACAGTATTATCAGTGTCTACTAATGCCGTACTACTACGCCCATACTCATCCATATAAACAATAGCAATCTCATAATCTCTATTACTATGTAATGATTGTTTAGAAGCGTTTTTAGAATATAACCCCACTCCATCTATAGCTGAAATATACTCATATGCTAACACTGGGGGGTTAAAAAATACAGGGTTTGCAGGATCAGCAAGGTTTAGCTTATTAAATCTTAAAGCAGGTATAGTAAAGCTTATGCTGTCGCTGCCTACAGAAGTACCAATTCCAAATCCTTGATTTGTTTGTGTTATACCAAACTTATCAAAAACCCATTCATTTTTACTAACTATTTGACAGTTGTAAATATCAGTTAATGAAGAACCTCTTATTCCACTTACTAAAGAAGAATCAAAACAACTTGAACCACTAGGTGGCACAAACTCACTTACTGCGGCTTCAAACTCTGCGCTACTTGCTAAATCATTAACATCTAAGTAGTCTCTTTGTAAATTAAATAAAAATGTAAAAACAAATTCATTTTCAGGTTGAGTTCCATCATCATAAGATGCATCTCCATTAAAAAAACTCCCTTTGTAATTAAACTCCACACCTATCTGAGCGCCTTGGATAAGTTCTAATCCTCCAAAGTCTATTGTTATTGTAGCGTCATCAACAGGTGTAGATATTCCTATATTGTAATTTGTAATAGGGACAATATCTGCCTCTATCTCTTCATTGCTTAAGCTATTCGATATAAGTTCTAAATCATAGTCTATGTCTATTTGTTTTCCAACACTATTAGCAACATCATATCCATCAACATAATTACCATACATTAATCTATTACCCATTAATGTTTGTGCCTGTGCTACTCTTGGTACATTATCAAATAACCTAAGTAATTGCTCCGCAGGTAATGCAGTAAATATTTTTTTATTAGTAAACGTAATGTTTTCAGAATCATTATCTGACCAACCCTCATCTGATTTGTTAAACCTTTCTATTACATTTACATTTTGACTTGTAGAAAACTTAAAAAGAACATCAACTGAAACTACATTTCTTCCACCTGTTTCAAAAGTTATTTTTACACTATTAAAAGTGTTAACCATTGCAGCATTGTCAAAAGTACTGTAATCCAATCTAAAAGGACCAGGGCTAAATGCTGTTTGTGAAAATGGAGATATAGCAGAATATTCCCCATCTTCATATTGCCATCTATAAGCAAAACTCAGGAATAACTCTTCCATATAGTTTTCTCCACCACCTAAATTAAACTGCTCTATAATAGGTGAGTTTAATGGAGGTGCTAATATAACGCCAATGTCTTGTTCGGTAATATTATCTACTCCAGATACAGGAGATAAATAAGTTTTGTTTACATTTATTTTTCTAGGAGGATTTAGATTATCAGTAAAAAACAATAAACCATCAATTAGGTTTATGCCATTCATTATATAATCTTTATCAAAATTTAATACTGAAGTAGATATTACATGATAAAAAACTAAATTTAATTTAGTATTATATGATACTATTAAATCAACTTTCCCTGTTACAATAGAATTAGTATTACTAGGATCACTAATAAACCAGTAGATAGTTTCATTTGCACCATCATCATAAGCGCCAATACATCTAGCGTCATCACTCAACACCTGTCCATTAAACTTTACCTGTACTAGTAGCTCATTTCCCTTTGAGTTTTCTACAGCTCCAATTTCATTTCCTTCACTTGAACCTAGTCTTATATTTAAAGCATCAATGTATTCACCTTGAGGAACTAATCGTTCATCAACGCTTTTATTCATTCGCCCTTTTATGAAATTCTTTTGAATCTTAGCCATATTATTTTATCCACTTGTTTTGACCTCTTAGATTCATTAATAATCTTCCTGGGTGCATATTGCTTATTCTAAGTTTTGCGTTCCTTAGAAGCGCTGATTTCTCTTTTCTAGACCTGTTTATGATGTATTCCTGCACACCATATTTACTTGATAGTATTACATACTTCATGTAAGAGTATACAAACTCTTCAAATAGTTTGTTTACGCTTATCTCAGAGTCGTCTCCATTCTCCATTCCATCAGATACATATTCAAGAACTATTAACTCTCCTGCAACATCTGAACTAAAATTAATTACACCACCTTTTTTGTTTATCTTAAATGTAGGGTTAGCATTTGCTGTCTCTGTATTTAAACCATATCTAGCTCCAACAGGATATTCAAAATACCATAGGCCATTATAAAAATAACCCTCTTGTCCATTGTACGGGCTTTGTTGGTTTAGGTATATAGTTTTATTACTTCCTGTTATTCTATCAAGATCTAATGTAGAGTTTTCAGGCTTTAAAACATTACCATCTTGGTCAAATAAAATCCTGCAATTATTGTCTTGCAAGTATGCATCACTCCAATTAGTTTGAATATTCTCAGTCAATGGAAACAATGTTCCATCTCTATACATTGATATTCTAACCCAATTAACATAGTCTTGTGGCAATACAAATCTTAATGTATCACAAACTTCTAATTCAAGTATCTTAATTTCTTTTAAAGAGTCATAGTTTAATTCCTGTATAGCTCTCTTTGCGTGAAACACAATGTTATACCTCTCAACATTATTAATTAGTTTGTCGTTTCCAACATACATAACCATAAAGTTATTTACTATATCATTTAAAGATATGTATTGATACGAACCCCAATTAGCATCTTCGGGTTGGTTTCCGTTATTTTCGTAGTACTGATAATCTGTTATATATGCCATATCTTATGATGTTAGATTGGGTGATTGTTGGGTATCATCCATCTGTTCCTGTGCTTGACCAAATTGAGTTAGTGATATTTCTCGTATTGACATACCTGCGTATTGCAATATTTTGTTTATAAGATTAACTTGATCTGATAAAGGTAATTCAAAGTCTTGATAATCAGATGCTGACTCATCAAACAAAGGTTCTCCTGCTGCTAATGTAGCATACGTCCAATTAGGGTCTTTAGGATATCTAATATACTGAGAAACAACTGTTCCTGCTGTAACAATAGATTCAGGATAAACTGTAATTGTATTGCCTGTATTAACATTGTTTGCCCCTCCTAAAACATACGCAGGGAATGAAAGCCCTGGAGTAGTAAGTGGTGAAGAGTTTAAATAAAATATTTTGTTTTGAGATACTCTCTCTATTTCTGTTATTCCTTTTGTACTTAAAATTGAATAAGATGTGCCTTCAAAAGTTCCTGTAAAAAAATCATTAGTCGATATTGTTAATTGAGTTTCGCTATCTACACTTACAACAAATGCGCTTCCTCCAGAATATATTCCTCCTCCTGTAGTATTGACTATTAACTGACCTGCCACTACTTGACCTCCTGTAACAAAAGTTGCTGCTGAATCTATTAATGTATTTCCTGTTGAACCAAAAGTTAAAGTACCTGTAGCTGTAAGGTTTGGATAGTAATTAATTTTATCTATTAAATAATAATCATCAGGTAAATCAAACAAGTTTATACCTGTGTTAATTAGTCCTTTAGTAGAAGAAAAACTATCTATTACTTCCACTAACCCTTTTATAATATCAGCATAATCACTTCCAGATACTCTTGCATTTTGCTTTACAATCCAACTATTATACTGATAAAAATAATCTTCAAATATATCTAATTGAGCTTGCTTTGCATATAAATTAAAATCATTAGGAGTTATGTACCCATAATTATTTTTGTTTGCAATTGAAAGAACAGTAGCTCTTACTGTATTTATTATTGATGCCATTTATAAACTTATTTTCACAAAGATACAAAAAAAGAGGCTTCATATTTTGAAGCCTCTTTTGTATAGTTATTATTTCATTTTAGAATCTAATATTTTTAAAACTTCTAACCCTTCATCACTCTGTAAAAATGATGCTAGTATAAATAATGGGTCTTCACCATAAGGAACAGTAAGTAGTTTCTTCTTGTTTCCTTTTAGATTATAGTAAACATCTTTTTTGTTTTTTAATGTTAAAAGATTTTCACTAAAGAAATTAGCACATTTGTTTTGAAGCTTTAATAAAGGATCATTCATAGCCTCCATAAAGTCATTTGGATATCTCTTAGCAAATAATCTAACATCTCTTTTTAATTCAGAAGAAGTTAAATTCTCAACTCTTAATCCTATTACAACTCTAGCTATAGTTTCAAGCATTTCAATACCTAAATCTTTTGCTATAAGCTGAGACTCTAAAGCTAAGTCTAAAGATTCTACATCTTCACTTGCGTCTCTTTCTTTGTCAACCTCTACAAACATTTGTCCGTTTGATGGATGATAAGCTAAAAACTTTTGTAATATCTGATTTTGTTTTGATACAAACAACATACCATCTTCAAAGACGATAGGTTCTAAAATAACATTCTTGTCTTGCTCATCTTCAAAAATACTTTTTGAATTTCTAGCATAACGTAATGCTTTATTTACTCCAGTTTCCTCATCAAACCATAGTAATGACCTTCTCTTTGTGTTTCTTGAAGGGATACTGTAGCTTAAGGGCGCTCTGTTTTGTGTTAATTTGTAAACCTTGTCTACAAATACTGGTTTGTTTTTTAATGCCATATTGATTTAATTTTGATTTAATTTATAATAAAAAAAAGGGAGCTACTTTAATTCACTCCCCTTTGATAATTTACTTCTAGTTTGTAAAGATAAAGAAGTTATTAGCACCTAAAGTACATAAAGCTCTCTCTGATAAGAAGTTTACTTCCATCGCATCTAAATCCGATGTAGCAGCTCCACCAGCTGAACCTGTAATCCAAGTTTTATAACGTCTGTCTTCAGTTTCTGAAGCTCTGTAACGAACGTGTAAGAATGGACGCTTTGCGTTCTTTCCTAATACTTGGTCATATACAGTAGTTGAACCTGCTGGTACTAAAACACCATTAATTGCTCCACCTACGATATCTCCACGCATTGTCGGATCGTTTAGGTATTTCCAGTCTGTCTTGTAGAAATCATAACCTCTACGGAATCCTGTAAATCCTAAGTTCAAAGCCATCTCTTTGTCATTGTCAAAAAGACCATATGAAGTACCACCTGCTCCGTAAGAGTTTTGTGATGCTAACATATCATCAATATCAAATCCAAATTCTCTGTTTAAGAAAATAACATTCTCTTCGATTGAACCTTGCTTATCTAAACGAGAGATAATAGCATCAAAATCTGCTAATGCAGCAGGGTTTCCACCTGACCATACATTTCCTCTGTTTTCGATAACATAAAACATTCCTTCAGAACCTTTGTTACCAACTCCAGTTGCTACACCTTCAACGATTGCCGCTGCTCCACCATTCGCTTCAGCAGGAACTGCTTCAACCATTGCTGTTTCTAGGTAATCCTCAAAACGTAAACGAGTTTCGTGTTCTGATTTCATGTACCACAAGAATCCAGTTGCACCGTTTTCTGTAGTTACTTCAATCCATCCAATTTGAGCCATGTCAGAACCTGATACTGCGTAACGGTCTTTAATGATAATTGGAGAATTTTCAAAGATAGAATCATCAGCTTCTAGCTGTCCTTGCATACCAACAGATCCTTTCTGAAATTCAGAACCATAGATAAATAAAGAACATACAACTCCTGCTGCCATTGTCTGACCTCCAGCTGCATAGTAAGCTACATCAATTGTACCTGCCGCTGTATCAACTGCTGTTACAATAGCTTTGTTGCTATTTGTAGAAGCCGCTGTGCTGTCAGATAACATAATTGTTTGTCCAACACGAATTGCGATAGAACCAGAACCTGGTACTAAAACATCTCCAATTGTTAATGTTGCTGTGTCAGCTGCTGCCGCTGCTCCTGAAGTTACGTTTGTATACTTCGTGTGTAGTCTTCCTTGTTCTGCCCATTTGATAAGGTCAGAGTTAGAAGGCATTTCAGCGCCTACCATTCTTAAGAATGATGCTACTGTTCTGTTTCCATAACGTTCAAATTCTTTCTCATAAGTATCTGGAAGATACTGATTTAAGAAATCAAAGTTAGTAATATAATTTGTCTGTAATAAGACTTGTTCTGAGCTTGGCTGTAAGTCAAACCCTGGTACTGCATCTACTGCCATTTTTTTAGTTTTTTAAAATTATTTATTTATTTTTACTTCTTATTCTCAAACCTTTTCTACTTCCAGTATCAACCTGTCTTGCTTTAAATCCTGTGTCGCCTATTGATTGCGGAGTACTTCTTATGTTCATGTTAACATTTTTACTTTTTTTAGAAATATCTCCAACACTATCGGCTTTACCTTGCTCATAAAAATATTTTGCAAAGCGGTCAGGATCCATCGCAGCACTAATTGCTTTATGCCAACCTTTAGCATCTTTAATCAATCCATCATCTCCTAGGTATTTACCTATGAAATTATTTAGATCCATTTGTTTTGCCTTCATTTCCTGTGCATCTCCATAAGAATAACCTATCTTTTTATCTCCTATCTCGAACTCAAAACCTTTGAATTCAGAATTAAAAACATCGTTAGTTCGTTTCTCGAAATACTCATTCTTTTTAAGATTAGCTTCTTGAACTGTCTTAGATTCTTGAATATAACTTTTATAAGCATCAAGTTCTTTTTTCATTTCTTCAGAAACAGCTTTCCCACTTGACTCAAGAGGAACACTATATTTTTCTTTAAAATCATTAAGATACTTTTTTGCCTTAGAAAGTTCTCTTTTTTTAGCTATATTTTTCTTTTTAATCTCACCTTCATCATCTAAATCCTCATCATATGAAAATTTATCTTCAATTAAATAATGAATGTCATCATTATCTAAATCAGTTTCTGTTAAAGAATAATACTCTGCTAACACTTGGTCTTCGTTTAAATTATCGTAATCCCTATTAGCTTTTACGAAGTCATTAAATCCACGACCAGTTTCTTTTTTAAAATTTAAATATTTAGAAACATCTTCTGGTAATTCTTCGTTCATCTCTTTTTGAGTAAACAAATCATCTACAGATGATATATCCTTATTATATCTATTGTTAATATATGAAAGAACGTCTTCGTCCTTTATAGTTGGACCAACTTCAGCCTCTTCAGCTTGTGACACTTCTTCAACAGGTTCTTTATCTACTGACTCTTCAGCATTTAATTGTTGCTCATGTTTTTCTAAAAGTTGACTCTCTACTTCTTGAACCGATTTTGATTCTAAAGGATTTACTTCAGATACTTTAATTTCCATTTGATTTGATTTTTTACAAAGTTATATATATAATTTAAATTTAATTCTAATAAATCACCTTGGCTCGAATTGAGCTAGGTCAAATCCATCTAAACTATCTTCAGAAGATTCAAAAGTAACAGGCGGTAAGTTATTTTTTCTTTGCTCTATTAGTTTTGATTGCTCTGTATTAGCTTGAGTTATTCTTTCTGACTTGGCTTTTTCGCGTTGTGTTTCTCTAGTTTTTAAACCTTCAACCTCAACACCTTTTAATTTCATGTTAAGATCAAACTCTAAGTTCATCAACTCAGCTTTTATTGCTGCCTCACCTTGCATTCTTTTAACAGAGAATTGAGCCTTGGCCTCTTCTATTTGCATAGTGGCTTGAGTCTCCATCTGTATTTTTTGCATTGCAGTTTGCGCGGCCATTTGTTGAGACTGCATATTTATCTGTCCCTGTTGTTCAGCTGCTGCTGATTTTTGTTGCTGTTCTAAATCTTGTTTAGCTTTACGTTTAAGCTTTAATACTTGATTAGCTAATTTTATATTTCTTATTTCTCTAATATCAATAGCGTCCTCTAAGTTTATAGAATCTCTTTGAAGAGCCATTTGAATATTAGCTTCCAACATTCTTTTTTCTTCTTCGTCTGGAACTATTTCTATAAAGATTCCAAAATCACTTAAGTATAAATCTTTAATCTCCTCTATTAGACCAACATTAAATTTACCTATTTGATTTACAAATTCTTCTTTAAAGTCAGAATACTGAAGCATATCTGCAATTCTACTAGACAATGCTGTACATAGTCTTTGTGACATATGAAGACTCGCATCTAATATATGTCTTGTTGCAGTGTTACTGCTTAAAGCTGCTAACTTTTGTAATCCAACTAATGCATAAGAATCTGGAGTAGCTCCATCTCTAGCTTCATTTAGACCAGTTACATCTCTAAGCATTGATAAGTAGTGATTGTAACTACCTATAAGACTTTGAATTTTTGCTTGACCAGAATTACTATTTAATTGTTGAATAGGAATTTTAGCTTGATTGTAATCTCCATCTTGAGTGTAACTTCTACCAATAACACTACCCGTTTGAAAAAACATTCTTAATGCATCTTCAGGATTATATGCTTGACCTGTTCCAAGATCTACTTCACTTAATCCATCAGCATCAATATATACACCATCTGGTACGACTCTAGATATTACTTGCTGTAACTTTAAGTGTGTAATCTGTATTAAATCAGCAAAGGTTATCATTCTTCTAACCAAAGACTCTAAAGCTCCTTTATACATTCTTGGAGCAGAAGCTACAAACTCTGGATATACTTCTTGAGATGCTGATTGTGGTCTAGCCATGTTTTCTGACATTTCCCATTTAAGCAAAATGTTAGTACCCATAACCATAACACCCTCATACCAAACATCAATAGTTTTAGAAATTTTTTCAAAGTTCCCTTCATCCATCATTTCTTCTGTAGGATTAAAAGTATCATCTTTTTCAATTACTCTTTCAGCTCCTGCTGCATTCACTTTCTTTTTGTAGGTAAATGTTTTGGTGGTTTTATAGTTAAAAAACAAAACAGTACAACTGTCTTTGCTAAACAAACTATTATTATAATATTGAGCTGTATTGTTGTAGTCATACCAGCTTTGTGAATAATTAGATATCTCTTCCATATCAGCCCTAGTTAAGCTAGGGTCAATCTTCATCAACTCAATAATTGGTAGTGTTTTAATTTCACCCCAGTAGAAACAATCTTGAAAATTAGGGTCTTCAGTATAACTGTAAACTACACTAGCAGGGTCAACATACTCTACTTTTATTCCAGCTCC